TACGACTGCCCTGCTATTGAGAAGCTATACCCTGGTTATGTTCGGTTCGAGCAACAGTGGGACAACATGACCGTCGCCGCGTTGCTTAATCCTAGTCGGCGAAGCCTAGCCCTTGCGTCATTTGGTAAAGATTTTGGCTTTGAGAAAGGTGACTTTCATGATTTTAGCGCCTATAGCGAAGAGATGAGAGTCTATATGGTTAGAGACGTGGCCTTGACCGCTCGTGTTTATAACGATCTACAAGAAAAACTAAAACAAGCATATGTGAGCGGTATTGATTATCGGAAGTCGATAGAGCTAGAACACAAGGTCCAGCTCTGTCTTTCTTTGCAGAGTCATCATGGTTTCCGCTTCGACGTTAAAAACGCAGAACTGTTATCAGCGAAATTGTCAGGTAAAGTTAGTGAGCTTGAGCAGCAGTTGACTGAAGTTTTTGTGCCGATGATTAGACCAAAAAATGCGCGTTGGTGCTACGCCAACCGGACTTGGACATCCGCTGAAATCTTCAAACCAAAGGTGAACAACCGTACTGCCGGCTATGTCAAAAACGCAGCAGTTGTACGGGCTACTGTTCAGGCGTTTAACCCAGGGTCAAGAGAACAAGTCGCGATACGTCTTAGTCAGTCATATGGTTGGACACCCCAAGAGTACACCGAGGATGGACGTCCTAAAGTAGACGAATCCGTTCTAAAAGAGCTTGAGTACCCTGAAGCTAAACTGCTTGTTTCTTACTATAAAACAGTAAAACAGTTAGCTCAGTTGTGCGAGGGTAAAACCGCGTGGTTAAAGCTACACCAGAACGGTCGGATGCATGGCTATGTTCGGTCTTGCGGTGCGCGTACTCACAGAATGAGCCATAGTCGGCCAAACATGGCCCAGTGCGATAAAGCAAAGGCTATGCGCTCCCTATGGATACCCGACAATGGCCACGTTTTAGTTGGAGTTGACGCCAATGCTTTAGAGCTTGTCATGCTGTCTTGTTATTTATATCCGTGGGATAAAGGCGCGTATGCTCGTGCTGTTTTAACCGGCAAAAAAGAGGACGGGAATGACGCCCATACGTTGAACATGAAGGCCGCCGGCTTAAAGTCTCGGGATTTTTCAAAGACGTATTTCTATGCGCTCATTTATGGGGCCGGTAATGAAAAACTGGGTTCTGTCTACGCGCAAGATCATGCAGAAAACGGCAACCAAACCTTTCCTAAAAGTGCCTATCGAGCTATTGGTAAACAGTCACGTCAGAGTATCGAAGATGGAGTAACAGGGCTTGGACAGTTGATAGCCGCCGTAGGTGATAAAGCCAGTAAAAAAGGTTACATCGTGCTACCTGATGGTCGGAAGGCTGAATCAGGTGCTAGGACTGCGCTTAACACGCTGTTACAAGGTGCCGGAAGCGTGCTCATGAAAAAGGCTTTAGTGATTTTCCATCACGAACTGATGGCCACAGCCGGACTTGTGCACGGTGTTGATTACGCATTGGTCGCCAACGTACACGACGAACAACAAATAACAGCCAAACCAGAACACGCTAAAACGGTAGGTGAATCTTTTTCACGAGCTATTACGTTAGCGGGTGAAGCGTTGGGTTTACCGGTTCCGTTTTCTGGCGATTATCAAATTGGTACATCTTGGGCAGAGACCCACTAGGAGATATGTATGAAAACAACAGCACTTATTGATGCGGACATTATTGCGTTTAGAGCCGCAGCACTGGCCGATGGTGATGACCCCTTTGAGCCTGGTCAAAAACGAAAAGACATGAACTTGGGTGATTGTGAAGACATAGCACGAGAGCAGATATCTGACATTTTACGTGCGTGTGACACAGACCAAGCTCTATTGGTCTTTAGTCCAGATGACCGGAGAAACTTTAGGAAATCTGTATCGGGTTCCTATAAGCAGTCTCGCGCTCCGAGTGGGAAGCCTCGCTACTATTGGGAGTTAGTCAACAGTTTGCGGCAAGATTATCGCTGTAATCAAGTGGATGGCATAGAAGGTGATGATTTGCTTGGCATCCTACAAACAGGCGATTACTTCGACGATACGATTATTGTGTCTTCAGATAAAGACATGCTGACGATTCCGGGTAAATTGTACAACCACGTCCGGCGAGAGTTTACCCATGTCACACCCAATGAATCCAACTGGTATTGGATGTACCAAACACTGATGGGAGACAGCACCGATGGCTATCCAGGTCTAATCGGCACGGGCCGCGTCAAGGCTGAACGGTTATTACCTAAAGTAGACGACAGCGACCCGACGTCTTTTATGAAGCGTCTGTGGCATGAAGTGCAGTTAGCTTTTGTCGAGAAGCATGACCAAGAAAAGATCGGTATTTACCAAGCCGTCAAGCAAGCACGACTAGCCCGTATTCTTAGAGATAACGACTACGATTGGCAGCGTAAAGCTGTTCGCTTGTGGCATCCCTACGAAGACATCTGGTATCCGGTATCACAAATTTAACGAATGACGAACTAGTAGACGGTATGAATGTTCAGAGAGAGCCGAACAAACGTCCGTTTCATTGAGGAGAATGAAATGAGCAATAAAATTTTACAGCATTTGATGTTTAACAATCACATTAGCCAGACCGATTTAAGTAAAGCAACTGGCGTTCCACAGCCAACAATCTCTAGGATTCTGCGAGGAGACACTAAATCTCCAAAGGTTTCTTCGCTTAAAAAGATCGCCGCGCATTTTGATGTAACACTCGATCATTTGTTGGGAGGTGTTTGATGAGCTTAGATGATGCTACTCCTGCTGATTGGGACAATGCTTACAAGTACAAAAGCAAGCGTGACACCCCTTCTATTCAGATCATAGCCCCACCTTTAAGTAGTCCGACACAGTCCGATGGAAGCACGGCGTCATACTATGAACTTCCTAGTGAAGCCAGTGAGCTACAAGACTTAATTAGCTTTAAGTCGATGAACGCACAGATAGGTGAAATCTTCAGAGCAGCCTATCGATACGGTGAGGTCGCACATAGCAAAAAGCTACGTGACGCCAAGAAGATTAGGTTTTACGCAGACGCGGAGATCAAGCGACTAGAGGCCGGTGGCCAATAGTGCCTCGGTCAGCACCCACACCCTGTAAGTCACCGGGTTGTCCTGAATTAGTTAAAGAAGGGACTGCCTGGGGCCTATGCGTGGGGCATGTGCGTCGGGACCGTGCGCCTCGGCGTACTTCTGCAAGACGGAAGAGGATGAATGATGAAGAGTTTAAAAGAGACGCTTGGTACAGCAGTAAAAGCTGGGCTAAACTTCGTCGGGCTTTCATTGCTCGGCATCCTTTGTGTAGGATTTGCTCTGACAATGGTTTTGTTCGATCTGCTAATGTCGTGGACCACATCGTTGAGAGAAAGGATGATGACTCCAAGAGGCTGAATTGGGATAACCTTCAGTCTTTGTGTCACTCTTGCCACAACAACAAAACAGCAGAAGAAAAGAAAAAAAGAAACAGTACGTAAAAGCGTACTGAAAAGATGAAGAAAGAATTTTTCGTGTGGACGAAATTTTCGTGTAGACACTTTTTGTGTAGATGCTTTCTATAGCAAAGGGGAATCTGAGAGATAGGTGGGCCACTCAACGCCGCGCCTCGAAATTCAAAAAGCGCACGCGAAAACGTGCAGCCAGTGGTGAACTGGCGAAAAAAAAGCCGCACCTGGCGGCTAGATTTTATTTTTTATTTCGATCTAAATACCATTCACTCACTAGATCGGTTTCAGATTTACAGGCAGCGCAGTAATAAAAATCTTGATAGAGCACTACACTACGCGATGTGCACGTATCACACGCCCACCCTTTTATCGTTTTTATTTGGTTGTCATGATCTTTCATTTTGTTTCCCCTATTTAATGCGTCTGATTGTCATGTTGTCGTTATGGTAAACAGTGAAATCTAACTCTAAGTGAAGGCGTTCCATAAGCATTGGAAAATTAGCCCCCACGCACCACCCATCCTCCTCAACGTCGAAAAGATTGGTGTCTTTAAAGTTTTCCCAGAGTGTCGCTTGTGTGTGGATTTGGTAGTCATCGCCATTCCAACAACACATGAACAATGGCTCATCTGTCGTAATGGTTCCGATTTCGGTTACTAATGGTTTCATAGTGTTTCCCCTTGGTTAATTGATACTAAAAAGCCCACTCGATGGAATGGGCTTGAATTATCAACTCAATGGAAATAATTTAAAGAACGCGTCGATAGCTTCTTGCACTGTTTCATATGCATCGTCGTTTGGGTTGGCGACATCGTTGATCCACCAAGTTATTTTTGCGCTTATAAAGTTTTCGTCGTCGTCGCGCTCTTGAATACCAAAAATGCAAGGCACATCAAGATTGCCCCAATCGCGCACATGATAGAAAGATGGTGCCATGTCATCGCCATAAGACACATCTTGAAAATTGGCGTCTAGTAACGCTAATCCGTCGGCGTCTGACATGATCTCTTTTTGTTCAATGTGAATGTGAAAGCAACCCTTACACTCAGTGGCTAGTTTATGGAGTAATTCGCGTTTCATAGTGTTTCCCCTTGGTTAATTGATACTAAAAAGCCCACTCGATGGAATGGGCTTGAACTATCAATTACTTATTATTATTGTCATGAAATTCAATCCAAAGTTTTTCGGCCTCATCCATAGGTAAAGCGTTTAAGACGTAGTCTTTAGGGTTTTTTCGCGCCGTAGTTTGAAGCCACGCATTGAAACCGTCGACAGTCCCAAATTTTGGTTTCGGCATTGTTCCGTATGTGTCGCTCTTTAGGTCTTTAGGTAAAAATATTATTTTCGTGCGTAGGATTTTTTTATATTCTTTTAAAATAGAATATCGATTTATTAACTCGCTAATATGCATACTGAGGTCGGTGTCGTGTGTGTTACCTTCTCCGAATTCACTATCCCACTTTGGGAGGTTGGCTTTGCACCAATCATCAATTGGGTCAATAGTTCGGAAATGTTCATCAAAATCATTGTCGCCACCGTGGCCACGATTAGAAACGCGACTCACTTTTTTTCCGTCGACATACAGTGACGCCTCAAAGCAAAAAGTTTCTTCGCTCATTGTTAGGTAAAGCTTGATGTTTTTTAGTTCGATTTTCATAATGTTTCCCCTTTTTCGAGTATGGCGTCGACGCATGATTGGATCGCCGTCCACGCGTTTTGGTCGTTTAAATTATTGTCAATCAAAAGATGATCAATTTCATTAGTTGAAAAATTAGCATCATTAAAATAGTTTTTGACACACTCACTGACCCAATAACCAAAAGATAAAGCCTCTTTGGTCGTCATGCGTCCCTCAAAAACACAATCCCAATCATCTACATAAATTCCGATTGTTGTGAGGTCGTTTAGGCTTTCGGGTACTTCGGCGTCATCAGTGATCATCATGTAAAAATCATCAGTGATGTATTTCATTAAGGCCGTACACCCTCCACCGGTTTCACCAATATCGAAACCATAATCTTTTGCAAAATTACCTACCTTTATTTGGTTTTTGTCGACGTTCATTTGGTCGCCCTCCTTGCGTTGTGGCGTTTGATGATAAGAAGTTGACCCACTAGATCGGAGTCGTGTTTGTCGCCCTTAAACGGCGCTCTAGGCTCAACAGTAAACGCTCTGTGTGTGGCCGTGGCTATTTCGTCTAATGAGAAGTTATAGCCTAGAATGCCGTTTCGACCGTATCGATCGTGCATGTATCGGTAAAATTGAGTCAATCGAGTTATGTTAGTCATAGTGCTATTACCTATAATTAATGGTGCAAGAAAAAATCTCATTACACGCGTCGTCTATATCCATCGCGTCCGTGTTATAGCTTTCGGTGTAGTAGTCACCCCACCAAGCGCCCTCTACTGTTTGGCGTCGTGTGTCGACCCATATATTAGGGCCACCAAAGGCCACCAATATACGAGCGCCTAAGTATTGGCCTTCACCATTGACGGTGTACTCTATATCTAGCACATCGTTTAGGTAGTCCATACCACCGATAATATCGGTAGCCTCTCTACCGTCGGCGTCGTAATCCATTCCGCACTCATCGTAGGTAATGCCGTTCTCTAATCCTTTGACTATAGATAGAACGTGATTTTTAAGTAATTGCTTATCGTCGGTTTTGGTTTGATTAGTCATTGTTTGATTCCCTATGATCGAGCGCATATAAGCGCATTGAGTGAGTAAGACAAAGCCATCAAGCAAGCAATAGAGAAGGCTATATAGAGTGGCATGGTTATTAGCGCCGACATTACCAAGGCAACAACAGCCACCAAGATAAGAAATATATTTAGAAAAATTATCATTGTTTGATTCCCTTTAATCATTGAATGAAGCGTTACTATATATAGGTATTATCTATAGTGCAAGTTCCTGTAGTACCAAGACGCCTAAACCGTGTGCAGCCACGCCGCAATATGAACCACCTTGGTGTTTCTTACTGGCGACAATTCAACACCAACCAACATCAACCAACACCACACCAACCACGACCAGGTGGCATCAACCATATGAATGCCAATGTCGATGCGTATACAGCTATATGTATATCGATATACGGTATAAGCTAAACGAATGAAAACATCATCAACCATCAACGATAATGATGGGGGGGTCAACGATCTCTGCTGACCTGGTCGG